GTCGCCATGCTGAAGGACACCTATGATGCGGCAATCTTCGCAACGATCATCCCGGCCAGCGTCCGCATGGCCGAAGCCCTCGACGTGTCGAAGCCGATCTGGGACTATGAGCCGCAGAATCCGGTGAGCCTTGCCTGGCTGGCATTCCTCACTGAATTGGAGGGCATGCTATGGGCGACTACCTGAGGAAGGCGCTGACAGAGAAACCGGAGAAGAAGGAAAAGCTCTCGATCCACTGGAGCGCAAGCACCGTCGTTGCGGTCAAGGAGTTCTGCATCCATCACAAGGGCTGGCACATGTCGAACTTCTCAGAGGTGGCGATCATCGAGAAGATTGAGCGCGAGAAGGCCCTCGAACAAGAGAAGAAATCACCAGAGCTACTTATGAGGCGTAGCTCCAAGGAGCCAGAGAGCCGAGGTATCTAGGAGCCTAGGGGCTCAAGCGCTCTAAGACGCTGACAGACTGACAGAAAGCCACGTGCGCCCCTTAAAAGGTGTCGTGGCTTCACTATATCTTCACACTCAATAGGTGTTCTCTCTTGACATGGGTAACGAAAAGGAAACAATAAGAACAGCAAGACGTGGAGGCCACGAGTCCTCTGACATAAGCAGACTTGGGGGAATGCAATGAAGGTAGTCTTGGGACACGGTACGTCCAAGCACGGCGCAGCTGCTGGATATAGCAGGTACGCCCGCGCAGCGAAACGTTCAGATCGTCGTCAGTCTCTCAATCTCGCATGGATGTTCGTCACGTCCAACTATCAGCAGCACCCGGTCGGAACCTTCGGACGTGCGGCATGAAGCCGAAGAACAGCAGCATCCCGCACGTGGGCGATTGGATCTGCGCCTATCATAATGGGCTCCTAGCCATCGCGGAAGTGAAGTACGTCGCCAAGAGCACAGATCTGGGGCATACAGGAGAACCCCTCTACGTGACCGACCATGGGGCCGTCCGGATGGATGACATCCTGGAAGTCAGGAGGGCGACGTGAGCGACGTAGACAAAGCAGTGCAGGACCTCATGAAGTCCATTCATGACGCAACAGGGCACTTCACGGGAGTCGAGATCAACCGCTTTATCGGAGAGATCAATCACCTTGTCGCCGTTGCCACACTGGAAGGTCGTCAGAGCATGAAGGGGAACCTCGACCAGATAGTAACAAGGGAACGCGAGGGAGCTGTGGCAAAAGACCGTGATAGGATACGGGCAGCATGCCGTGAGTTCAATCCCGGGGACACACTCATTGTCAATGTACCGACCCTCCTGCTGGAGTCTTCGGTTCTCCATCCGAGGAAGTGCTGACATGACCCCCTTGACCTATCTGATGTCGTTTGGTCTCGGTATCATCGTTGGCGCAGGTGTCGGCATCTGGCTCGTGTTCAAAAAGATGAACTGGCTGATCAGGTGGGGAATCGTGGAATGAACGAACTACGGGCGAAATACTTACATCAGGTCGTGATCATCCGGGACGGTTCGACGAGTGACGGGATGTATGGATTGGTCACTCAAATCATCGAAGGGAGCAAGACGCCGCTGACCGTTACCTTCTGGGCGATGGAGACGATGAGGAACGACAATTACTATGCCGTCGAGGATATCGAGCTGACGGGTGAACAGTGGAGCGATTCCCTTCCGAGAGACGCCAATATCCGATGTATCTATGACCGAAACTACACGAAGCTGTACTACATCTGTTCAAGGGGAGGCCGAAACATCAATGGCTTCGGTACGCCCGGTGGGGCATGGGCAGACTGGTTCAAGACGAACGCAAATGAGGCAGAACAGGCATTGCACCGGTTGGTGCAGGAGGCAACAAATGATCCATCCTCTTGTTCTATGGAGAGCACAGACGAATCAGACACAACTGGCAGCGGCAAAGGCGATGAAAGTATCGCTGCCGACCTGGAAGCATTGGGAGAGCGGCGTGAGCTTTCCCAAGGTTGAACGCATGGCAAAGCTCACGAAACTGACAGGCGTGACGCGGGCACAGCTCGAGGCTGCGCGCGGGTAGACGACAGATTAGCAGACTTGGGGGAGATATGAGTATCAAGGGAATCACCGATGCACAGCATTACGCTCCGCGTCTCGGCAAGATTCACCTGGGCGGGAAGCGGTACAAGGGCAAGGACGACTCAAAGGGCTATCCATTCCAGGCTGACTACTTCATCGTCCCGCCGGAAGTCCAGGCAATCTACGGCGAGAAGCCGAAGGAACTGACCGTCTTGTTTATGTCGAGCAACCTGGACCAGATCATGCCCCACTTCTACAAGCTCTATGGAGCGTCGACAATGTCGCCGATCTGCAAGGGAGACGGAGTTACTGCCAGACGTCTTGACCTCAAGACCGGGACACGCGTCGAAGTAGCCTGCCCTGGCCCTCGGGAGTGCAAGTTTAATCACTTCATCGACGAGCATGGCGAAGCGAAGGTGAAAGAGTGTGCTCCGACGATGAACCTCATGGTCAACCTGCCAGATGTTCCAGGCGTAGGGACGTATCAAATCGACACCAAGAGCTGGAACGGACTCCGGGAACTCCTGAACGACGTGGCCGGCATCAAGGCGGCTCTCAACGGGCGACTGGCGTTTGTTCCTCTCACGTTACGACTTGTCGAACGAGAAGTCGATCGGCAGGATCCGAAGAGGGGACAGACGAAGACGCGCATTCGTTTCATGCAGCTTCTGTTCAACGGTAAGATCGCCGACCTGGCGAAGATCCCAGCCTCCTTGGTTCCTGTTCTTCCTTCCGGATGGCCAGCTGCAGTACCTGAACCAGATGAGACCAGGCCCGACGAGGTTGTGGACGGAACGGCAGAAACGGAAACGCCTCAGAGCGCATCTTCTCCCGCCACACGCGATCAGTTGGCAGCCATCGAGCAGCTCGCTTCTACCAAGTCGGCGGAAGAACTCGCCAAGTTCAGTATCCAGGGCATCAACGTGAAGATAGACCCGCCGGTTGCTACCGTGGACGGGCGCCAGGTGACGATTGATTTCTCCTATGCCGGTCAGTTGATTCACGATCTGCAGGATGGAAATGAACCCATGGATCCTCACGAGTTCGGGAAGAGGTTCGCATGAATCCTTGGGTCATGCTCGCCGTCATAGTCATCGCAGCATTCTGTGGCGCGGTCATCGAACACGTGAGGACGGTCGACCGCTACGAGTTCAGGATAAACCACTTGCACACGTGCTATATGGACGAGATCAAGAGGAATGCCGAGCTCGCCGCCAAGCTCGAGGCGGAACATGCGGAACCGGTTGATGTCATCCTGGACCGACTGCTGGATGAATGCCCGGATGAGTCTGAGGTCAAGAGCAATGGGTAACCTGATTACGATGGACGGCAAGTACCAGACCCGCGGAAGCGCAAAGTACCCAAGTTGCCCTGTGCGGATCCTGGCTACGGACATGAAGGGAATGGACGGTACCGTCATCGGCCTTATCACCGAACCCAACGGATGGGAGTATCCCGTATGCTGGAAAGCTGATGGCAAATCCCTAGAAATGGGTGTCGTCGAGTCGACTATGGACCTCATCCCCAGGAGGCGCCAAGCATGGGCTTGGGTATCTGATGATGGGCGCGTGCTTGGATTCTGCGATCGCACAAGGATGCTTATGGAAGCAAGCTGCGAACCCAATGAGCATGTCCGACTCGTCACATGGGAGGACTGACGTGATAGAACTCGGCAAGAAGTACCAGACCAGCGACGGGCGCAAGATCAGGATTTTGGCAATCGATACGGATCCGAGCGACGCCTTTCCGGTAATCGGTTTTTGCTATAGCCCGCGAGCAAATGGATCGGAATACTTGCAGCGGTGGTCGCGTCATGGGGCAGCGCTCTACAAGGAAGAGGACGATACATGCGACCTTGTGCCCATCCCCACGAAACATCAGGGATGGATGGTGATATGTCAGAAGTGTCCCCCGAATGGTAATCGCGTATATGTGGACAGAATACTCGCCGATATTGCCTGCGGTATGTTCATGGGCGAGCATGTCGTTCCCGTTACCTGGGAGGACTGACATGGACCTTCCGCTGATGATTCCCCGGTGCCTCGTCCGCAAAATGGTCAATCAGGCCTATGAAGAGGGCAAACTGTTTCAGGCCAGAGAGGACGTTCGAGCGCTGATAAGCGCTCAGAAGGAGGCTGTAAACCCGCAAGGGTTGTTATTACGACAGCAGGACCTCGCCGCTCGTCCTGCCCGTATTCGTCCAGACCGGCAGAATCTAGTCACGCATATCCATCCAGACCCACTGCCGCCATACCTCTGCGAAGGGAGGGAATAATGAAGCGCCTGGGTAAGCTCGTAATCATGACGGACAAGGAACACGCCTCGCTCATGTGTCGCTGTGAAGATGCTGACGCAGCAGCTGGTGATCTCGCAGAAGAACTGAGCCGAGCCTATGCCAAAGTAGCCTTGGTAGAAGCAGCTAGAGACAATGCTATAGCTGTCGCTCGCAGGTTCCACGCAGCGGGCGGGTACAGTCACACTCTCCCGAAGCTGAAAGAAGAACTGCGACAGGCGCAAGGACAGGTCAGCCGCTATCGTCCGATCGGCGAGATATTCCAACCAAGCGAAGCTCTGACCACACTCCTGCAGGATGTCAACGGCGTGTCGGATTGTGACGCGGCAGCTGACTTCGAGATCGTCGGGAACCAGGTGAGACGGGAGAGGGCGACGCCATGAACGGACACATCTTCCTTGACCAGCAGGTTGACAAGCACTGCTGGAACCTCTACGACTCGTATGGCGAGATATGCGTCAAATGCAACTGCTGTGGCCTCATGAAACCAGAAACCGTATACGGGACCATGTACGCGAGCCGGCTGAGAACGGTGAAACGGTGGCTCAAGGAATGGCAGCCGAAACTGACTGACCCTGGCTTCCAGACAGCCATCCAGCAGAAGAACATCCGCCTCGATATCCGTCGCTGCCAGAGGCAGATTACCTACTACGAGTGCAAGGTGAAGGCTGTGAAGGTGAAGTCATGAACGAGAACATCAAGCCCTCGGAGCAGAAGGTGACGGTCTCCTTCAGATTCTACTGGCGCTGGAAGTTTGCCATTGAAGAAGGCCGATGGATCTGTTATGTCCCCTGGATGCCTCAGGGCAAGGAAGTCACGATAGACATTCCAGTTGACCACTTCCAGATGATGCAGCACGAGCAGGACGAAGGCGACCCTGTCTTTGGAGCTGAGTCATACCACAACGCACGGCGATACTACCGGATGATTGTTGTCCAGGAACTGAACAAGAAGGCCAAGGAGGAAGACAATGAGAATCAGAAGGACTGAGGATTGCTGGCTGGTAGTCACTCACAACCAAAAGTGGCCGGACAAGATAGGATTCAGGGCGTTCACGACCGAGAAAGCAGCGAAGAAAAATGCTGCGGGACTTGGACCGAATGTGACATACTCCGAGGTCGTTTGTGTCCCCGTCACCTTCACGTTGCCGGAGGCCGACAATGAAGTGCATTGACTGCAGCAAGCACGGCATGGTATGGTGCGCTATGGGCGAGACGATTTTGAAGTCTGAACTGTGTTGCCAGGCGAGCGGCGATAAAGTGGTCGTGGCGGGCGCAACCAAGACAGTCATGGCATCCACAGAAGCGCCGAAATGGTGCCCGCTGAAGAAGGAGGCCTCCAATGGTTAGCAAGGTTGAAGAACTGCGGAAGAACTTGATTTCTGAATTGGGAGCATTCCAACTGACCATGTTTCGCACTGACAGAGCAGAAGAAGAGATTGACGCCCTTATTGTCGCTGTAGGAACCGCAGCAGAGAACAACATATTGGAAGCGATGCGGGCGCGGGCTGATTCAAATATACCCAGCTCTCCATATCAGGAGGTACGAAGATATATTGAAATGGTGAGGTCGGTTGATGCTCTGACTGCTCCGAACGTGAAGCCATGACCTTCACAATGTACAGAACCTTGGGGACGGGCGAGGTATGCCATGTCCAATAGAATCCTCAGTGACTCCCTTCTCACATCTGAAACTCTCGACGAACTCTGTCCATCGCAAGAGAACCTGTTCTATCGATTGCTTGTCGTCGTCGACGACTATGGTTGCACTGATGCTCGCCCGGTCGTTGTCCTGGCGCGATGTTATCCTCTGCGAATCAGTAAGATCTCCGTCGAAGATATGAAGACCTGGCTGCTGGACCTTGCCAGAGTTGGCCTGATTACCCTGTACCAGGCCGACGGCAAAGAATATCTCCAAGTGTCCAAATGGGAGAAGCATCAGCGTGTTCGTAACAAGCGTCACAAATATCCACTACCTGCTGCAGACGACAGCGAGACGCAACAGATTACAGCCACTCTTGACAAGTTGCTGCAATCCGCCGCAACTCGCCGCAACTCGCCGCCTGTATCCTTATCCTTATCTGAATCCTTATCCCTATCCAAAGATAAAGACTCTGTCGAGCAAAATCAGCTCGACGACCCTCCATCCACAATTTCGAAACCAAAGAATAGTCGCCGGACAAGTCTGATCGACGATCCTGTAGTGTCCCTCTATACCGAAATCTGCGTGCCGAAGGGATTGCCTAGTGTCAAGGCACTGACCGTCAATCGTCAGCGAGCCATCAAACGGGCAACAGTGGACTATGGACTCGAACGTCTTGAGGCACTGTTCAAGAAGGCAGTCACGTCCGAGTTCCTTCTGGGTAGAACGCAGTCGACGAGTCACCAAGGATGGAAAGCTGACTTTGACTTCCTTCTCCGGGGAGACACCTTGGTACACATCGACGAGGGGTCACGGTACTTCGGTGATGTTGTCAGCGCGACGGCCGCTAAGATCCTAGTGACCGAGTTAACGCCGGAGCAGGACGCCAAACACAAAAAAGAGGCAAGACGCTGGCTTATGGATGAGAAGGCAAAGGAAGAGGCAAGGTAAGAGCGATTTAACCGAGAAGAAAGGCAACACTAGCAGACTTGGGGAGGCAACAATGAACGCACAGACAGCAATCACGGTATCAGGAGTGACCGGGTATGTCAACGACAAAGGCACGGCATGGTTGAGGTTGGAGGACGTGGCGAGAGGACTCGGATTCACCAGGACGGCAGTCAGTGGCAGCGAGGTTGTCCGTTGGGAGCGCGTCGATTCGTATCTCATGGAGATTGAAAAGACGGTCGTACCCACTTGTGGGCATGGCGGCTATATCCCAGAGAACGTCTTCTACCGACTGGCAATGAAGGCGAAGAACAAAATCGCCGAGGCGTTTCAGGCGAAGGTGGCGGACGAGATTCTGCCTCAGATCCGCAAGACCGGCAGTTATAGTTTGCCGAGCTCCAAGAACGTCTACGGTATCCTCAGGGGTCTTGTTGATGATCTCGAGCGTCAGGACCAGGCAATCGCCGCGGCCAATGCCAAAGTTGACCAGGTAAGCCAGCGTGTCGACAAGATCGCCCAGGGAATCCCTGCGCTGCCGGTGCCCGAATCTGCAGCTCTGGAATATGTAACTCCCACGCAGATCGGCAGGATGTTCTCGCCGCGTATGTCCGGCATGGAGACCAACAAGCGCCTCCAGTTCGCCGGCCTGCAGTATCGAGTCGGCGGTGAGTGGGTTCCTTCCGATAAGGGCAAGGACTACGTCAAGACACTCCCGGTCCAGCTGGAAAATGGCAAGTGCGTGTACCAGCTCCATTGGCAGCGCCGGGTGTTTGACATGATCTGCGAGGTGACGGCATGAGCGAATACACAAGCTTGGAAGTCAGCAAGCAGCTGGCAGATGCGGGGTTCCAACGGGAAGGTGGCGAGATGTATTGGGGGTCTGGTGTCAACCTGCGCTACCGTTCCGACACACTCTTGACGTGGCTGCTCTCCCTGGATGTCAAGGAAGTCACCGAGAAGATGGGAGTGCGGACGCTGGCAGAAAATGGAGACCGTGGCTGTCTGCGCATCGAACAGATCAGGATTGACTTCAAGGGGACTGTGGCGTATGTCGTGCAACTCCACCGACCCATAGAGGCAGGAAGTCAGGCTGCTACCCTTGCTGATGCGCTGGGACAGCTCGTGTGCGAAGTGATGAAGGTGATGGCATGAACGATCCGACTGACCTTTCCAAGTTGTCCAGTACACAGATCATCGCCAAGATTGGCAACCTGTACCGAACTTCTCAAGATGGACCCATGCCAGAATTGCACGCTCTGGTCGTCGTTTTTAAGCAGGCTGTCATCCGCGAGGCTACCGCCGCCATCCTGTACATTCCGGAACTCATGCCCGACGAGCCGATATCCGTGCAAACAGTCTTCAAGTCCCTTCCTGCTGGACTCTATCGCCTCGTTCCCGCAGCATACGATGCGCCTCCACTATGGGCCGGGTTGTTGGCTACGCCCGAAGAAATTGCGATGCTGAAGAAGGAGAAACCCCGTGAAACCATTTAGCGTGACAGGAATGCTGAAAGCGGCTACGTTCGCCCCGGTTGTTGACACCCTGGTCATGCCGGACTTCAACAAAGAAGGCTATGCCATTCCAGGAACGGATCATATTGCCGGGACGCGGCTGCAGTCGATGCACATCCAGATCACGTTCGATGTGTACGCGACCGAAGAAGAGACCCAACAGATCTCTGATGCTCTGCGAGGCAAAGAGAATCATAGGTTTGTCATTGAGGAAACCCTATGCGACAAGTGACCCAGCAACAGATGCCACTGCAGAGCGCGATCACGGACTTCATACGTGTACTCGAGAAGCACTATGGGCCCTTCCTGCCGATTCAGCGAACGATCATGGCAAGGAGTTTGATGACCATTGCCGAGGCCGGGATGAAACAGGAACGAGAGCGCATGCGTGAGCTTGCCAAGGACGAGAACTGCGAGGCAATGTTCATGACCGGATGTCCATTCTTTCCTCACTTAAACACTGTGCATGGTATCGCAGTCGTGAAGGAGACCCCATGAGCCGAGCATATAAAGCGTCGAACGGACACATTATTGCACGAGGTAGCGGGGGACGCTTTCGGCGATCGACACTTGCAGATGTTGGTCTGAAGGCCACGGTTTGCCCGAAGTGTGGGCGTATCAACTTCTGGCACCGTCCGATCGATGACAAGCCTGAAGGCTATCGGTCTCCAGGTGGGTTCATTGACCCGGCAGAGTTCGCACATCAGAACCCGATGGTCTGCGCCAACTGCGGAGCGGACATCAGTGAGGTGTCACCCAATGGTTGAACTTGCAAACGGTGATCTCCAGCTGGACAACGGTGTCATCATCCCGGCAGCCAAGCGCACCAGGACGGAAGTTTACTCTCGTGTGGTTGGCTACCTGAGGCCTGTTTCCCAGTGGAACAAGGGGAAGAAAGCGGAGTGGGCGGACAGGGTTGTCTTCGAGGCATCGCATGTCCGTAAATAAGGAATTTATGGTAGAGGCCATGAGCCGTTCATGCGGCATTCCTGACAGGACATACCCAGCAGGGTATTTGGAGAGGGTCATGACAGAATAGCACCACTAGACTAGAACAGCATTCCGACCCTGCGAGGGGTTGGGGGTATAGCATCAAAAATAGCAGACTTGGGGGTCTCGCATGGTAAGAACAGCATTACGTCGAAGTGCACCATTACGTCGCACCGGAAAACTGAAAAGTCGAAGCTCTGAGGGGGGCATCGCGGAAAAGGCAGTCGGCAGAGGTATTGTCGTTGCTCGGATACGCAGACGCTGTTTGGTAGCCTTGCGCAACGAGAACGACAAGATCTGTGGCGACATCGTTCGCTATCGCGACGGCATGGTCTGTCGTCACTGTCATCAACCCGCCAGCGGGCGCAACGCCCAGTGGTCACACATCTTCGTCCGGGAACTCCTCGGTACGCGCTGGAACTCTCGTAACGCCGTCCTGCTCTGCTCGGACTGTCATCATGGATGGTGGGAGGGCTTGAGCCGGACTTCGCAGTTTGCCTGGGCAGAGACGCAGCTTGGCGACGGCGAACTCGATCAACTGTGGGCTGAGTCTATAGCATTGCTCCATGACCGGCAGGCCTTCTACGAATCTGAGAACGCGCGGCTTAGGGCAGAGTACCAGGCGCTCGCCGGCCATGAGTGGGGCAAGACATGACCTGCATCGTCGGCTATTCCCACATGGGCAAGGTCTACATCGGCGGTGACTCGGCAGGTCTTTCCGGATGGGGGCTTACCGTCCGCAAGGACCCGAAGGTGTTTGCAAATGGCCCCTGCATCATGGGTTTTACCTCATCTTTCCGTATGGGAGATCTGCTGCGCTACTCTCTCGTGGTTCCCGAGCGACACCCTGACGAAGATATTGACAAGTGGATGAGAACAACCTTTGTCGACGCCATCCGGGGTTGCCTGAAAACAGGCGGCTATGCCGAAAAGGAAAAAGAAGCCGAAATTGGCGGTGAGTTCTTGGTCGGCTATATGGGTCGGCTGTTCAAGGTCCAGAGTGACTACCAGGTAAGCGAGGCGCTCGATCCCTATGACGCGACCGGGTGCGGCGAAGAGTTTGCCAAGGGTGCAATGGCGGCAATGATCCGAGTCGGTAGTGATCTTCCTGAGGACACGGTCCGTATGGCCCTAGAGATCACCGAGCGCAACTGTGCGGGCGTCAGGGCACCGTTCAACGTGGTGGCGCTATGATTCGTCTCTTTGGTCTGTACCTGATGACAGAAAATGAACTCATGGAGCTGGACGAAAAGTGGCTTGCCATGTTGCCGGACATCCAGAACAACCGACAAGGTGGATTCATCGCGCATGAAGCACCAGGCAAATGGAAGTTTACCGTAACTTTTCGTGTGCCGGTTCCGCCTGAAGAAGGGAAGACGAAATGAGCGGCGAGCAGTTCGCTCCCTATGAGCCTCCATATATGAAGCTCTGGCGAGAACGTCTTGATGCCTCGAAGCTCGCTAAGGCTATCAAGGCAGTGTCCAAGAAGCGCAAGAAAGCCAAGAAGGCGAAGGCGAAGAAATGAAGTGGGGCAAGTCAGGTCGTCTCGACTACAGCAAGATTGCTCTCATCCTGTTCATCCTGGCGCTTGTCCTATTGCTAGTCATGATGTTCTCACTTCTGGCGCCACGTCAGGCGACAGCGGGTGACATCGTCAACTTCCGAACTGCTCGCCGGCTGGCAAGTGTGAGACTCAGCAGCGACAAGGTGACGACACGCGCATCAGAACCTATAGCAATTTTGATATGCACGGTGACCGCCTATAGCCCTACGGTCCAAGAGTGTGACGCATCTCCATTAGTCACAGCCAGTGGTAAGCGGGTGTATGTCGGAGGCATTGCGGCAGACCTTTCTGTTTTTCCGTTTGGCACAATTCTGCAGATCCCTGGTTATAACGGCGGCAAGCCCTGCACCGTCATCGATACGGGCTCGTTAATTCGTGGAAAGACTCTGGACGTTTTCATGTGGTCGAGCGAAGATGCGCGACAGTGGGGCCGCAGGCGTAATGTCGAAGTCCGGGTGCTGTACGTTCCTAAGGGAAAGCGATGAGCGACGAGTTATTTGCCTCTGAGTTCGTTTCTGTTCCCCGGCATGGTGAATGTACGGTTGATAGTGTTCTCAGAAATGCGGGATATTCCGAACAACAAACTACGCCAGTACAAGCCGACAAGCTGTATCAGATAGAGAAAATCAGCGTGTGGTGTGCTGAGCGAGTATTTGTCAAAGACGGTCGGATGTACATGTTCAGTCATTGGAATGAGCGCAAGGATGCAGATGGTTTTCTAGAGCCGAACGCTGTCATCATTCGAGACGTCACGGACTTGTTGAAGGTGACACCATGAGACGCGGGCCCGAAGTATCCGGCTGGGTGGGAAGTCTGTTCCCTGAACCCATTGACCAGGTCAAGGTGCCTTCGGATCGTTGCATCTGTCATCAAGACTGTCCACAGTACGAAACCTGCGAGACAGAAGCCCTGGACAAGAGCAGCAAGGTCTATTATCTCCTTCGTTGCGTAAAGGGTAAGTTCCCGGCCTGCGCCAATTGCATGTGCATGGCCTGCGACCGTTACCACGAATGCATGGACGGTCCTGAGATGGGACAGCCTGGCGGTACTCGTTACCGCATGTGCAATCGGCCCATCAGCATTACCGGCTGCCCTGACTATAGCGGAACTATCCCGTGGATGTCGGAGGCAGCTTGCAAGAAATGTGATCACGTCTGCGATCTCCGCAAGGAGTTGCTTTTCGCGCCTAGGGTTCGATGCGATCTGAATCCTGTTGAGCAGGCGGTGCCTGCTGCTGTATCCTTGGCGCCAGAACACCATGCGTCGGAGCCTCTCTGGTGCGAACGGCTCGGGACGGACAGCTATAACCATTATTGTCAGCAACCCCAGAACGGTAGGCCCGATGTATGTCATTGCCATCACTACGAGCTATCGAAGGAGCAGCCGGACAGATGCCGGTTTGCCCATGAGATGCTGAGTGATGCAATACATCGGCCCGATCCGAAGGCTGAGTCTCCTGTCGAACCGGCGAAGCCAGCCAAGGCGAAGAAGCAGCCGAAGGCACGGAGTATTCCTCTTCCCAATGAGGGCTGCGATAAGTGTCTGTGCAGTACCTGTCTCAACGAGAAGGCCTGCGGAAAGTGTAAAGGGTTGAATGAGATCTGTTCTTCGAGGAATCATCCCCGCACTGTCGGATGTCCTGCGTACTCGAAGGCCGAGGGCGAAGGCTGGTCCTGTTCTGACTGTCTCTGCCCGAAGTGTGCCAACAATGGAGAGAGCTGTCACACCTGCGAGGGACCAGTCTATTGTTTCAATCACGTCGGCAAGATGGGAGGATGTCCTGACTTCCGGGCGAAGGATGGCGAGGAACAGCCGACCGTGTCTGTCAAAGCGACGACGCAACCGAAGCATGAACAAGCGTCTGCCCCAATCACCAAGAATGAACAGGAGATGCAGTTTCTGCGCTCTGACATTGTGGCAATAAACCGGTTACTTGCGGAACTTCCAGCCGACCACGTCATTGAACGCCTAGGGTTTGAGTCCAGGAGGCTAGAGCAAGAACAACGGTTGGATGTCCTCACCTCTCCTGTTGTCGAACCTGCCCTGAAGCCCTCCAAGGCGAAGAAGGCAGCCAAAGAGAAGCCCACTCCTGAGCCTCCTTGGAGCAGCAAGCCAGTGGACACGTTTGCCGGGGCAGCGTTCAGACAGCCTCCGATCGCTCCGAAGCAAGAGCACGAAGAACGGTTGGCGATTCTAGCCCCGGCCGTCAATCCCGTCGATGATCCTGCGATACAGGAGGCAGAACAGAAGACCTCGCTCGCCGTCGACCTCAAACCCTGGAAGCCAGAAGGAGTGGCGAAGAAATGGAATGAACTGCACTGTGGCAAGCATCATGCCTGCCGTCACGACTGTGCGGGTCTTCGTAGTGGCGCACTCTGTCCCTTCATCATATCGCTCTCATTCCTGAAGAGCATTGTACGAGAGGGAAGTTTGCCCGCCGATGTGCTGGATGACCGCATGAAAGATGACGCAGAGGCAAAAGCCGCGAAGAAGCTAGCCAAAGTGACGAAACCTGAACCCGCTCCCGCTGTCAAGCCTGCGAAAGAGCAGAAACCAGCCAAGGCAAAGAAGCAGCCGATAGTGCCAAAACGCGGTGACAACTACTGCGTCCTGCGCGGCGGTGACTGCGCCGTTCACAACGGTTGCCAGAACGGGGATGTGCCATGCACCTTGAAAGATGTGCCGCACCTGGAGGAGATCCACCTGCCCTGTGAGATACATGCGCTGCTTGACCTTGCCGTCGAACCTACGAAAGAGCCAATAGCTTTGCTGCTGAACGGCAAGTGGTACTCCGAAGGCAAAGTCCTATGGGATTGCTCCGACTGTCTCTGTCTTGACTGCGCAAACGAGGGCAAGAGCTGCCACGACTGTAAGGGATTCGAGCATTGCAAGAAGATTGGCGGCACCGGCGGCAAGATCGGCGCTTGCCCGGACTTTAGGACAGAGGAAGGCAAGGAACAGCACTGCCTGGAGAACGGCTGTCTCTGCTTCAAGTGCCAGCTCATCGGAGAGCGTTGCGAGCAATGTGTTGGACCTATCCGGTGTGACAAGCCACGAATGAAGTGCAAGGAGTACGTTGGAGCAGAGGTAGAAGCATGACCAAGGAAGAATGGAAGGTGTATTTGAAGGCCTACCGTGCGAAGAACAAGGAGCGGCTAAATGCACAGCAGCGTGCCCGTAATCTAGCTAACCATGAGATCGTCTTGGTAAAGGAGCAAGAACGCAGGCCATTACGGGCCGCGTACTATGCTGCAAATCCCGACAAAGCGAGGGCGCGTGGAAAGAACCGTGGGTGGTCGAAGGCCAATCCCGAGAAAGCGTTTGTGGCATATTCGAAGTGGAAAAGGGAGCATCCTGAACAACTACGGATTAGGAGCGCAGTAACGCAATCGAAGCGCCGCGCTCTGAAGTACGCCAACACCCCCATCAGCGAAATGCTGACGTCAACTGAATGGCTTGCGATCCTGGCAGAGGCCAACGGACATTGCGCCTACTGTGACAAAGAAGCCAAGCTGACGCTGGATCACGTTATTCCACTTTCAAGGGGCGGAAAACACTCAAAGGATAACGTGGTCCCGGCGTGTGGACACTGCAACTATAGCAAGGGCAACAGAACACTTGAAGAATGGCAGGCAAAGGAGACAGCAGGATAACCATTGACAGAAAACTCCCTTGCCAAGTTGGGCCAAAGCGGGCTATGAAATCGGCGAGGGGCCGTTGCATAACTGAAATGAAGGGCATCACGGAAAGCAGGACGGAGGCGAGGCATGCGAGAGAAGGTTCCTTTACTACGAGTGGCTGGGTTCAGGACGTTGAAACGAGACGGCAGGGACGGCAACGGCAGGAATGTCGTGCTGGAATGGTGCGGAGGGAATGCGCGTGACGCTGTGCACGCCTTACGCGACCAGATGATCAAGCGGAACGACGGCGAAGTAGCCGGGGTCATCATCCGTGGACTGAGCAAGAAGTACGACATCCTGTTCGAGCTAGACAGGGAGACGATTGACGGCAGGACGAAGACTGCCGTGAAGTTCCTCTATTGGCGGCATGTTCCCAACAGGCAAGAGAAGCCGCAGAAACCGCACATCGAGGAAGTGCTTCTGCCAACAGAAACACCTGGGATCCGCATAACAGTCGACGGCAAGTTTCGGGCGAGGCTGGGACCGCACTATCTCGGGACGTTTACAACCTATACAAAAGCTTTATCAGCGAAAGCACTGTATGCCGCTGAAATAGGGCCGCGTCCTGGACCAAAACCAAACGTTGGGAATAGGACTAGTGAGGAACTTGTCAACTCATAAACACACTTGTAGACTATTCGAAGTAGCAGACTTGGGGGTCTACTCTTGCACAACGAGTGTGGTCAGCAGCAGATAGTGCAGTATGCCGTGCTTTTTGCGGTTTCTTGCCATACTCCCCGATGTCGCAGATCCCCCATGTCCCAGGGTCGAGCCCGCTGTTTGTCCCTGAACACATGGGGGATTTCGCATGCCTAAGCAGAGAAAAGAACCAAAACGCGTCGCAGATGCCCTTTGTTGTTTCGAGTGCTACTTCGATCACTCGACGACAGATCGCTACGGCGAGACCAAGGTTGTCATCGTTGCATCTGCATCCCAATTGCCAGAAGTCAACAAGCTCTCCACTATCAAGAACCAGTCGCACGTGACGCTCTATGCGTCGTTCGTCATCGCCCATGATGCCAATTGACCGCACGATCGACATGACTGATCGCGTGAATGCAGCGGACGTGCTTCCTCCCAACCCGCAAGGGCAACTCCTTCGCACGTCTGCTGCATTGACGTCATCGCCCGTGCCGGAGATACGGCCTTCGTATGTGCTGACCTTGCGCTATGGTCGTGTTCGACTCACGACCTCCGGCTGCCTAAGGCAATGGTGCAAGCGTGTCTCTATGTGGCTGTACAAGATGGCGGGATATTAGCATGGTCTACATATGGAGCGATAGCAGCAATCGGTCTGGGTACCGATGTGGGTGCGACTCCCATAGCTCCTACAACTACACTGAGAGCGGGAACAAATGTGCTGCCTTAAGCTCCAAGTCGGGCAACGTTCCCGGACAGCCCCCGCTCTCACCTATGGTGACAGTATGACTCTCTCTACCATGTCATTCATTGTCACTGGACGTGACAAGATCACAGGTCGCGCCACTTATGTGCATGTCACGATGACACCCTCAGACACGCAACCGCAGACTGTCGACTCAGTGCTGGACATCCGGTACAAGATCAGAGCCAACACTGTGAGTCCACTCATTTACTGGTTCATGATTAGAGTCTTGAAGTACAAGGGCGCATGACATGCCATATGCTGCACATCGCTACTGTGGCAAGGCAGGATGTCACAACTATGCTATGCCCTCATCCTCATACTGTGTCGATCATCAACAGACAACTGCCCATGAGTATGACAAGGCAAGACAGGGCGAGTTTGAACACGAGTTCTACCTGTCTCCCGGCTGGCGTGCTGCCAGGGCGAGGAAGTTACAGAAGGATCCTCTCTGTGAGGACTGCCTTGTCGAGGGCAGAGTCACGCCTGCCACGATGGTGCACCATGAGAAGTCAGTGCGAGACTACCCTGAGCTCGCGCTTGTCGAGAGCAACTTCCGTTCACTCTGCGACCCATGCCACAACAAGAAGCACCCTGAGAAGGGCGGCACGCATGATGACTAGCCATTCTTTGACATCGAGTTCTGCTTTCTATGACTGCGTTTCAGGGCGCGACTTCGTGACTGTAGACGCAGTGTTCATGCATGGTGGGAGGGGCGGGTCAAATCTCTGCAATGCGAACGCCTCAGAGCCGGCGGTGGGTGACGCGCATGCGTGCGCGAAAGTCGGGCCCCCTGGGGGCATCAATGAGCCGTAGAACTGGCCGCCCGCCGAAACCAACCGCTCTCAAACGTCTCGCTGGCAATCCTGGGCGGCGGGCGCTGAATGATGACGACCTCAACATGCCGGCTGCCTCAGTCATCAGTTGTCCTAACTGGCTCGATGAGAAGGCGCAGGGTGAGTGGCGCAGAATCACATCGTCGCTGAAGAAGGTGACGGGTCTTTTGACTTCATGCGACCGTGCTGTCCTGGCTTCTTACTGCCAATCGTGGGCGCGGTGGCGCGATGCTGAAAAGATGATTGCCAAAGAGGGCACAACCATCACTATTTCGGGACAACACGGCTATTCTGCCACGATTGTATCTCCCTACGTGGGGATTTCCAAGACGTATCACGATGCCATGATTCGGTCAGCTCGCGAGATGGGCTTCACGCCATCAGCGCGTTCCGGCGTTCGCATCGTGAAGTCTCCAGACAAGCCGACAGGCGCAGATCTGCTGACGCCGCCGAAGCCATCACGTCCGCCACAGATCGTCGCTAAGAGTCATAAATGATCACGAACGACGTCAGCAAGATCAATACGGACGTCTACTACTTCGACGAGGGAGCAGCCGACTATGCTGTCCGGTTCTTCTCGCTGCTCAAGCAGTACAAGGGCGAGTGGGCCGGGAAGCCGTTTACGCTCCAACCATGGCAAGACTACATCGTCCGCCAGGTGTTCGGCTGGAAGCACATCGACGATGGCTACCGTATGTACCGTGAGGCGTATGTCGAGATTCCCAAGAAGAACGGGAAAAGTACGCTGGCAGCTGGTCTTGCTCTCTTGCTCGGCTTTGCCGACGGGGAGCCGAGTGCCGAAGTGTACGCTCTGGCAAATGATAAGCAGCAGGCGCATATTGTCCTCGACTGTGCCAAGATCATGGCGAAGACGTCGGAGGTCCTCGCAGATCGTGTGACGGTGCAACAGTCCGCAATCATTCAGGAAAGCACTAACTCCGTTGTGCGGTCACTGAGTTCGGAAGTCAAGACTAAGGCAGGATACAACATCTCGGGCGGCGTCGTCGACGAATTGTACGCCTTTCAGAACGCCGACCTCCTTGACCTCATCGAAATGGGCGTTGGCGCTCGAAGGCAACCGTTGATTTTCGAGATCACGACTGCCGGTGACGACCAGGAATCGGTTTGCTATCAGAAGTACGACTATAGCAAGCGCGTGGCGTCCGGTATCATCGCAAACCCGTCGTTCTTCGTCATGATCTACGAAGCGGACCCGAACGATGACTGGACAGACCCGAAGACCTGGTACAAAGCCAACCCGTCACTGGGCGTTACCGTACCAGAGTCATATCTGGCATCTGAGTGTGAGAAGGCGAAGGCTATCCCTGCGCAACAGAACGCATTCCGTCGCTGGTATCTGAATCAGTGGACGCAGCAGTCTGTCCGCTGGCTCGACATGGCCTATTTCGACAAGTGCGTTGCCCAAAAGCCCTTTGAGACCAAAGGACGCAAGGGTTTCATTGGACTTGACCTCGCTAAGACGACTGATCTCGTGGGTGTCATGGAAGTCTGGGCCCCTGATCCTCTGGACCCGAAGGGCAAGTGGAACATTCTCCCCATGGCTTTCATCCCGGGAGACAACGTAGCAGCTCGCTCGCATGACGATCACGTTCCCTACGACCTGTGGATCAGGAAGGGTTTTATCAAGACTACGCCCGGAAATGTCTGTGATTATGGCTTTATCCGCAAGTATCTGGAAGAACGGCGCGAGATCACGAAGTGCAATGACCTGGTTGGGGATCCATGGAACTTCAGCCAGCTCTCCAACGAGTTGCAGGCAGACGGCTGGAACGTGATCGAAGCCAGACAGGGCTATAAGACATTGTCTCCCGCATGCAAGACACTGGAGCGTCAGATCATGGCGGGCCTCGTTGATGTTCCCGAAAACGCGGTCCTGCGATGGATGATGGACAACGTCTCGATCATTGAAGACCCAGCACAGAACATCAAGCCCGTGAAGCGTAACAAGTCGGCTCATATCGACTTGCTTCTGGCGTGGCTCGACGCGCTCTACGCGCATCTGGCGACAGCTCCAGAGTTACCAGCCAACCCCGGCATCTTTGTCTACCAAGGATAGGAGGCGCGCGTGACATTCAAAACTGCGATGCAACGACTGTTCGGTGGCAAGCGCTCCGAAGCGGCATTTGGTGAGAACCTTGCCAACTGGCTGGCCTCACAGGGAGTCGGAGTCACGGAGTCCGGCGCTTACGTCAACGAGCATAGCGCGATCAACCTCCCGACCGTCTATGCCTGCGTGCGCGTCCTGGCCGAGTCCGTCGCTTCCATGCCGCTGATGGTTTATAGCCGCGACGAGAACGGCAAAACCGTAGCGACAAACCACCTGCTCTACCACGTCCTGCATGATGAGCCGAACAAGGAGATGACCTCGTTCGCCTACAGAGAAACCATGATGGCACACCTGTGTCTCTGGGGCAACTCCTACTCCGAGATCCAGTTTAACTATGCTGGACTACCGTGTGCGCTGTGGCCGCTTCGTCCCGACTGGATGAAGATAAGCCGGGACGCTCAAGGGAACTTGGTCTACACGTTCGACTCTCCCTACACGGGAACTCGTCATCTGGACCATGCTCAAGTCCTGCATATTCCCGGCCTTGGTTTTGATGGTCTGATCGGGTATTCGCCAATTACCATCCAACGCGAATCGCTGGGACTCTCGCAAGCCGCTCAGGACTATGCTGCCCGCTTCTTTGGCAACGACAGCACGCCTGGCGGATACTTGCAGACTGCTGCTCCAATGACGGATGAGAAGAAGAAGATCGACATGGCGAAGACGTGGGTGGAAGCTCATTCAGGCCATAACCAGCACAAGATCGCCATTCTGGATGGAGGTTTGGACTACAAGTCGATTGCCTTGAATGCCGAGGACGCGCAGCTGCTGGCGACCAGGGAATTTCAACGGTCTGAGATTGCCGGATGGTTCCGCGTGCCGGCACACAAGATCAACGACCTAACACACGCTACGTTCTCGAACGTCGAGCACCTGGGGATGGAGTTCGTCACCGATGCTCTCATGCCCTGGGCTGTCCGCTTGGAACAGGGCTTCAATCGCATGCTCTTCCCCACCTATAAGTATTTCGCTGAATTCAAGATGGACGGCTTCATGCGAGGCGACATGGCGAGCCGCTATGCTGCCTATGCCGTTGCCCGTGGCTGGGGCTGGATGTCGGCAGATGAAATCAGAAGCCTTGAAAACATGAACCCATTGCCCGATGGCAAGGGGAAAGTGTATCTTCAACCGTTGAATATGGTCGAAGCGGGCACATTACCCGTTCCGGCGCCCGTTGCGTCTGATGTTCCGGCACCCACTTTTGTGGTTGGACGTTCTGTCGTCGAACCCGTCCTGTCGGATGCTTTTGACCACATTGCCAAGCGCGAATCCGAGGACGTGCTGAAAGAGGCGCGGAAACTCCTTGCAGTAGGCGACGTTCAGGGCTTTTCCTCGTGGTTGGCCGATTATATGGTTACATCACTTGAAACCTTCGCTAAACAGCGACTTTCAGCACCTATTGCGTCAACAATCCGTGCAGTCGGGAATGGAAATAGCGTAGATGATGCCACGACTGAGCTGTTTTCAGCAGTCCAGGCAAGGCGTTACAGCCTGTCTGAAGGGGCGGCATTGATGACTCGTGTCGTACAGGCAGAGTCCGAGAAACAGGACTTGATATTTGCCGTCGAAAGTTTCTATGCGAATCGATCGTCTTTGGCTCTTGCGAACGACGTTATGACGGGAATTGAGGCTCAGATCATGGAGGTTCATCATGCCTGAAAGAGAATATCGTACGTTTAGTTTGGATGAGGTTCGCGCTGTCGACGATGGTCATGTTCTTGTCGGCCATGCTGCAGTTTTTAACACGGTTGTTGACCTGGGTTTCTTCAGTGAAAAGGTTGCCCCGGGCGCGTTCAAGAAGACCCTTGCTGATAATGCCGACGTTCGCGCTTTATTCAACCACGACGCCAATCATCTGCTAGGACGTACCAAATCAGGAACATTGAGGCTGCATGAAGACGACACGGGACTTGCCACGGAAATTGATATGCCAGACACGACGTTGGGTCGTGATCTGATGGTATCAGTTAAGCGAAAAGATCTAGATCAGATGAGTTTCGCTTTTCAGACCATACAGGAAGAGTGGGATGAGTCGGATCCTAATAATCCAATTCGCACCCTCAAAGAAGTCAAATTATTCGATGTAAGTCCGGTGACGTTTCCTGCTTATCCAACGACCGATGTCGGCATTGGTGGCAGATCAGCTGAATC